AAGGTTTCCTGTATCTCTTGGAATACCTTTTTTTGCTTCACGGATTACATTATCCTTAAAATCGTCTAATATGTCTTGGACATTTTCTAACATATAGTCATTGAATTGCCAATTAAAATATCACACGTCAATGTTGCTCCTGCAAGTTTATTCTCAAATCTTTCTGTGAAAAATTCTGCCGTTGGACTTCCATCTACTTGAAAAGCATCTGTGTAAAGTGTGCCTCTTCTTAATAATTCATACACTCTATTTAATACTGCCATCATTGTGTTCAATACATATAGTTCGTTATCGTTGCCATCGAATTTATCTGTTGTTTCGTCTTTTGATATTTCTGTTATATCCATTGCCAGAATACTTATGTTGTATCTAATTACGTTCTCTTCAAACGTGGCATTGTTTACGATCAAATGCACCAAAGGAAAAATCGTTTGTCAAAGTGTGTTTTTAGTTTGTCTATTATGTCGAAGTAGTTCATAGTTATTTCATTTGTCGTTTTAGCTCACGGCTTTCAATTTCGTTTTTTTGTTTGACGAACGAGAGATAAGTGAGACATTTAGTAAGTCCGTATTTTGTAACTGTGTCAAACTTTGTAAGGTCGTTTCCAGAGAGTCCATATATTGATGAATACCAACCCCATTGTTTGCCAAACTGAACTCTTTCCGAAAATTCGTTAAATCCTTGCTCTTCGTCAGTTCGTTCTTCAAATAAGTTAGTGTAGCTTGTAACAATTCGCTTCCTAAACTCCAAAAAAAAACACTTGCACTTATTGCAACATCTAATGGTGCAAACTTCATCAAGTCCTGCATATCTTCGTTTGGCTCGTATTCTATTATTGAATACTTGTCTTTGTGCTTTTCTTTAATTGGTCTAAACATTACTGCCATCGCTTTGTGGTATGTACTCCAATCTTTTAAATGGTGTTCTATATCTACATATTCTCCGAAGCTGATGTTTTCCAGATTAGGAATAAATCCAAACTCTATGTTTTTAATTTTAAAGTTTCGTATTAGTTGTGGCTTTTCACTAAACACATCTGTAAAGTGCTTAATTAATCCGTTTAAATCTTTTAGTTTAATCTTTGCAACTTCTCCTAATTGTAATCCACAGAATATCTGTATCATTTTATTTGCGATTAGTTCTTCGTCGTTGCTCTTTTCTTTCATAGCCACAAACTCTTGATACCTACTTAAAGGTATTTCAGATAGTGAGTTTGGAAGCAATATATCTAACTTCATATTATAATAACTTATTTTTCGTTTTTTTGTAGTTTACAGAATATTATAACTTCCGTAATTCTTATTCATTCCTAACGTTTCCATTTCGTGATAACGTACTGCGTCAATGGCGTGGTTGAAATTGTCTATTGGTTTGTTTAGTCGTTTGCCTGTCTTGTCTGTGTCCCAACAATAACTCCTTAACTCTTTGATTAGGTTTGTGCTATTAGAAGTAACTAAATAGTTTTCTCTTTGCATTACGTCAATACCGTAATTGATGCTGTCACGTCCTTTCGTTACGCCTTTAATTGTGATGCCATATCTTTGGATATCTGCAATACTTTTCGGCTCGGCACTATCTGCATAACAAGGTATATTGCTTGGAAGTATTTTTGCTATGTCGCTATTAAGCAATCCTGTTTGATAGGTTACTTCGTTTAGTATTCGTGTTTCGTTATGTTTGTAAACTTCAATAATACTTGTAGGGTCGTTTGTATATCCGAAGTCAATTCCAATGCCTATTAATCTTGCTTCGCTTGGTATTGTGTCAATCTGCTTCCAGTTGCTAAATACAACGCCCTCTAATTGACCCATTTCTCCGTTCACATAAACACGCACCCAATTCTTCCAATAGTTGCTTGTGGATGCTTTCTTTATATTCTTTTCAATCTGGCTTATGATTCCGTTATCAAGTGCTTCGTTGTCTTTGTAAGTTAAAATTATCTTTTCTGCATCTTCTTGGTCTTCAAGTTCTGTTTGTACCCAAAATTCAGCCGTTGGATTGTAATCTAAAAAACATTCATCTTTTGTTCTAATTGACAATTCGTTGTAAGATTCAAAGCTTACACTATTGCACTCGTTTATGTAAAGTATTGAACGACGTCCACCACGAAGTTTACTTGAATCGTCTGCACTAAAAAATTCTATAAAACTACCGTTTGCAAATTCGTATTTTAGAAGTGACTTGTTAAACCTATCATCTACAAATCTGTTTATTGATTTCATAATCTTTACGAAATCTCTTAAAGCACCTCTTCTTAAATGAGGTATTGATTCTGATACAACGCTAATTTCTGTGTTAGGTGTTTTGGCTGCTCTGTCTATTAGTATTGGAAGTATGCCATAAGTCTTGCCTGCTGATGTTCCTCCTTGAACTATCTTAATTCGTTTTTTTAACGCAAGTATTTTATTTATTGCCGTTGTCCTTTGAAACATCTGGGAAAAGTGGTTGCTCTATATTCGTTTGTTCTATCTGTTCTTTTAAGCTATTTAAACGTGCAGTAATGCTTGGATTGTATTGTCCTACCATACCACCTTTTATCTGGTCGTCTCGTATTTCCTTGCGTATGCGTGTAGAGATAGTACTGAAATCTTCGTATCTCTTTTCTGTATTCTCTAAATAATGCTTTGCCGTAAAGTTAAATTTCTTATGGCAGTATAGTTCAAACCCCTCTAAAGTTAGTGGAACTTCTAATGGCTCTCCTACCATATCTCCTGTTCTTTGGTTTAAGTGATACTTGAATCTTGGATTCGTTTTTGTGTAAGTTTTGTATGCCTCAAAAATGTCTTCTAATTCTTGTGGGTCTTTTAGTGATTTAGGTCTTCCTCTTTTTGCCATATTATTTTTCTTCGTAGGTTTCGTATACTCTTTTAATTCTGTTATTGATATCCCTTAAACAACTTGCACAAGTAGTGTATTGTTGTTTAGTTCTAAATACTCTATTGTATATTACTAATAAGTCACGTTGTTCGCTTGGCTTCATTCGTGTTTTATTCTGTGAAAACCAATTCTTTAAAAATTCGTATTCGTCTTTTTGTAGGCAATCGGCTTTAAATCTACTTGGAAAAAGTTTGTTTAGTTTTTCCTTACGTTCATCGCATCCACAGTCATCTCCTGCCAACCATTTAATAGCTTTCTTTATTCCTGTAGCTTCTGTTACCTTTTCGATAACGTCGCCTAAACCCTCAACAGGTTGTTGCTTCTTCCAGTCTTTATACTCTTTGCTTCTTTTGTCTAATCCTAAATAGTATTCTTCGTTTTTTTCCATAATTATATTAGTTCGTAATCTTCGTTTTTATAATCTTCGTAATCTTCTGCAAGATTTTCTTTTAGTTTTCCTTTGCAGTATTTTATTGTTTGAAAAATACTACTTGTGCTTATTCGTGTTTCGTCTGCAAGTTCTCGCATACTCATTCCACTATCAAAATAATGCTTAAACAACATTTCATCGTACCAATGCCACGTTTCAGCTTCTTCTTTTACTCGTTTAATCATACTGCTAAAAGCTTCTTCTTTTGATATATAGTCATAAGTTACGCCAATGTCTTTGCGTTCTTCTATATTAACTTTCTGGTGCTTGTTTCGTTCCTTTGCCAAATCTTTGAATATGTTTCTTAAAGTAAAGTGTATGTAGGCTCTGTTAATTGTTCCGTTTTTTTGTATGACCTTTTCTCTGTCTGCATACTTGTGTAATCTAATGTACATTTCTTGTACTATGTCTTCTGCGTAGAAGTCTTCTCCGTAACTCTGTACGATTCTCAAATAGTCAGCGTGAAACTTTGCAACCTCTTTAAGCCAGTTCATTGATTAGATATTAAACAAATGTAATGATTATTTTCTAATAATGTATAGACGAAGTTTTCAACGAATAGTTGTGAATAAAAAAAAGCACCTCTTTCAAAGTGCTTCTTCCATTTTATAGTTTATAATCTAAAAAGGCAATCCATCTAAATCTGATCGTTGTGCGTCGTGCTTTGCGTCTTCGTTGCCACCAGCTTCAACTTCTGCTTGGTACGGTTTACTAAATGTTGCACTAAAATACTTTACACCACTTTTACTTTCGTTTAGCCATAGTGCTACTTCTTTTTCTACTCCATCAATTAAAGCTTTACCTTTGTAATCTGGATGCGAATCCGTTTTTTTGTAATCGTTTTTAAAAATTGCTCCTGTGTTGTTCTTTTGTTCCATAACTTATTTATTTATATATTTTTATTTATTGCTTTTATTAGGTTATCTTTTATTTCATTATTATTCTCATATCCATACTGACTATTTAACAAATCTATGCACAATGAAATTAAATGGTGTTCCATTCTCTCCTTTTTTGCAGTTTCGTGCAAGTAACTATATAATTTAATTACTTTAAAATTCCCAATTTTTGCGGATAATTTTAATTCCCAATATTCGTCTAATTCTTGCTCCATTAATTTATTGTTTTACTTATTATGTAGGCACTTAACGTCTTTCGTTTACGCCTTGCTTTTTCTTTTAAAAGCTTTTTCTCTTCTTCTGTTACTCTTATTGTAACAATATCAGTTTTTCGTGTTTTCATCTATTAAAGTTTTGTAATATTCTCTACATTCTTTTATTCTATCGTAGATTGCTTTAACAATGTCTTTATCATAGCTTACTTCAAACGTTTTTATTCGTTTTTCTGTTGGTATATGATCAAAATTTCTACTATTTCGCTTGGTGTATTTACTAAACAATATGCAAGAACTGATTTACGTTTGTTACACAAAGCCATATAACCTTGTAGCTGATAATAGTAGTCTTTGTTTGGTATATCTTCAGCAAAAAATGGAAAGGTTGTTGCATCGTAACTACTTTTTACATCTAAAAGTATTGTGTCCGTGTTTACGTCTGGAGTACCTGTTAGCAAATCATTGTTAAAATGTTCTTCGTTTTTATACATCAATCCAAAATCTAAAACATCTTGTGCTAATGAAATACTTTCATCTTCTACAATATTTCCTTTGTCTGTATAACGGCTTGAAAATTCTTTGCGTATTCCGTACATTTCTTCTATTGCTAATTCTTGTAAGTAGGTCTTGCAAGTCTTACTTAATACTTCGGACTTGCTTCTGCTATTGGTCATTATTTTGCCAAGTGCTGAACATCTAATCTTCAACATAACTCTAAAGCTTTAACTTGTAAAGGCGATAAATCAAACTCTTCTAACTTGGCTTTGTTTATCTTTCCATCTTGTAACGCTTTCAATGCATCTTCAAATCGTTTTTTAGATAGCTTCTCTTTCTTTACTTCGTTTTTATCGTGCTTATTAGTTGTGTCTGCGTCTTTCGTATCGTCTATTAAAAACAATCCGTTCAATGCGTACTTCCTTGCATAACTTGAACTACTTCCAAACGCTTGTGCAATATCCATTCCTTTACGATTAGGGTCTATTCCTGCTTGTGCTTTTACTGCTTGCATCTTTGTGCCGTCTGTAATCATTGCAGTTGCTTCTACATACATATAACCAGCCGCTTCTTTAACTTCATCAGTTAAGTTAAGTGCTAAACCATTTAATAGTGGCTTAACGGCTTCAAGTATATCTTCGCAGCTACGATATTTATAATTGCCAAATTTGTTAAACTGATTCTTTGGTGCTTTTAGTTCTTGCTGGATTTTGGCCAGTCTTCCGATTACTGTGTCTTTCATAACATTATTTATTTTTTGTTTATACAAATATAACTAAATTATTCGACTTTTGTATATACTTAATAGACAATATTCTTTTTGTGTTCTTTCCGTGTTTTTGAACTCTGTTGTTTTTGGCATCTTATTATCTATAATCCAATCCGTTTTAACCTTTCTTAAATCAAAGCAATATATTCCCTGTGGCGTATAGTTTATATATAAGGGTATTTCATCGTATAAGATATGCTTTACCATTAAGTAAATGTATTTACTTCTTTCAAGCATTAAATCATTGTAGTGTTTGTTTCTACATTTTAATTCTATTCGTGTTTTTCTGGAATGACTAAAGCAATCGTGTTTAGAATATTTGTCTTTGCTCATTTCTAAATCGTGCCAATACTTTTTTAAATACTCAAACAAATCACTTTCAGACATTTTTCTTTTTCTGTTTGTATTCTTCAATGATCGCTTTTAATTCTTCTCTTGTATACTTTCTTATCTTGTGTGCTTCTTCGTGTAATTTTATTAGTTCTTCGCCTCCGATTCGTTTTTCTATACCGATTTGATAATTAAGTAAGTTTCCGTGTTGGTGCTGATTACAAAATACGCATTGTCCGTGTACATTCATCTCATTAAATGTTACGTTCTTGTGGCTTGTACTAAAGTAATGTCCTGCATCAAATTTACTTCCTAATGGCTTTTCACAACTTACACAAGGTTTCTGTTTATCTCTTGCTCTTATGTATGCATTGAAGTACACCTGTGCTTTTTTAGTTAAGGTTTGCACCGTTTCAAGTTCTTCTTTCAATTTCTTTTTTTCTTTTTTCCAGTTCTTTACTTTTGCTGTTTCTACCCATACTTTAATGCAGTCAGTTTTAAAGCAATACTTTTGGTTAAAGTGCTTGGATTCAAATTTTTCTTTACAGTTTTTACATCGTGGCATTTAAAATAAACTTTTTTGTTCTGTATTCGTGTTTTTATAAGTTTCCCTTGCTACATCAAAAATAGTTTTTGCAGCTTCGTAGTCTACGAGGTTTCTTGCTATTTTATTAGTTAACTGACTTCCTTTGTATTTAAAAAAATCGTAATCGTGAAATGCACATAGGTTTCTTACTTCATTTTTACCTTCGCTAATTTTTACTTTTCTTTTACTTAAAATATTTGGTAAATTAAAATTAGTCCAATACAAGTGTCTGCCTCTTTTTTTAGCCGGTATTAAGGGCTGATAGTACGGTATGACATTTTCAACTACATACTTACCTTTAAAATGATGTTGTAAAAATATAATTTCTTGATACAAACTCATATTTGGATATATTGGTTTCTTTCCATTAGCACCAAACCCCCAATACCTTGCTCTACTATGTGTTGGACAAGGTGGCGAACTCCATATAAAATCAAATTCTTTGTAGTGGTCTAATAAGTATTGGTGTGCGTCTGCTACTATTACTTTGTCATTTGGAAAACGCTCTTGATAAAGCCGTGCAAGTTCTTCATCTAATTCAACTGCCGTTACTTCGCAGTTGTCCCATAGCAATCTGTTGCCTCCTAAACAAGCGTATAAATTTAAAACTTTCATATACCCTCTTTTAAGTTTTCTACTAAAATATTTAATTTATCTAATTCGTGTTTTTGTTCACTTATAACCATTTGTAAACGTAAATTACTTTTACATTCTAAAAGATATTGGTCTTCAAACTGCACAAACACGGATTGAAAATGGCTAATGTCTTCAAGTGAATCTAACATTGAATCTATTAAGTCTTTACGTTCTGGATGCTTTTCTTGTAACTCCTCAATACTACTTGTAAACTTTATTATAGTTGTTTGTAGGTTTATCTTTGCTTTTAATATTTCTAAAGTGTCCATTTATTCGTGTTTTTATATGTCACCACAATTAGAATATATATCACAACTATCAGAAAATAAATTAGTTTGAAAATTAATTTCTGAATGATAATTTCTTGGATTGACGTTTATTTTTTCTAAATCTTTTATTAATTGTTCTGTACTTCTGCCATTTCTAAAAAAAGTATATTTTTCATTGCCATATTTTCGCTCCATTTCTTTATTAAAATCAAAATAATTTGGATTGTCCTTATAAATTTGTGCTAATACTTTATCCGATTTTTTCCAACAAGTTCTACAATTAGTATTGTAACTTTTTAATTTCAATCTAAAATCTTGTTTACTCCACCAATATGATATTTCTTGCTTTGTGGTTGGTTTGTCAGTAATTAATGGATAAATTAATTTTAATTTTTTTCTATTTTTATTTATCCTGTCAACTTCATCATTTCTAATACCTATAGCGGTTTCATAATTTTTCCAACCAATACTTTTAACATAGCTTTTTATAGGTTGCAACTTCATTTCTCTATTGCAATGTAAAAAATTTTGATTGGGTATGCCATACTTTTTAATCACCTCAATAAATGGTTGTCTATTTCTTGATGCCGTTTCGTAATTTACAATTTTATGACTTGTACCTTTTCTTTCATTGTGATAAACTTTTGCTTCAACCCATACTATATTTATATTCCATTTTTTTGCACATAAATCAATAAATTTTAATGTTTCTTCTTCTTCATCTCCTGTATTTGCAAAAACAAATATCATATTGTATTCTTTTGATTTATTGTCAATAACCCATTTTGCTAAATATGCACTTGTTTCTCCACCACTAAAACTTACTAACAAATTTTTCTTCATATTTATTTTTCTTTTGCGTAAATCTTATTATAAACATTTGGTGCAGGATGGTCTTGCTCATAATATAGAAACTTTTCTTTATCAAACCACAATATTAATTGTCCAATGTTACCAACTGAACGTGGCTTAATCTT